GGCGTAGACGCCGTCCACGTCGCTGAACTCGGCCATATCGCTGACGAAGACCGCCATGTCGTGCGTGAAGGCGGCCTTGATGCTGTTGCCGACGTCGAAGGACGGGCCCTGGCCCCACACCCGCACGAAGGCGCGCGTGCCCGGCTGCAGGTAGCTGCCGCGGAAGGCAATCGCCGTGCTGTTGGCCTGCAGCGTCAACTTGAGCTCGTTCTTGGGCAACAGATCCAGATGGCTGGTGTAGCTGGCGTTGGCGCGGTTGATGGGCCAGTACTGGCCGAAGTAGTTGCTGGCCTTGAAGTCCACCTTCATAGGGTCGGTAAGCTGCGTCGTGCCGATGGCGACCGAGGTCGCGTCCAGATAGACGTTGTACTGCGCGCCCACGGTCGGCAAGAGCGCCACGTTGGTGGGGCTCGCGGTGAGCGAGACGCCGTCGGTGAAGGTCTGCGCGAACCAATCGCCGGACACCTGCATCTCGGTCTTGCGGGTGAACGTGTAGCCCCAGCCGCTGAAGAGCAGGTAGGCGTACTGCTCGGCGTCCACCACGTCGCCCTGCTGCACGGTGAAGGTGATGGGCGTGGCCACACCGGCGATCGGCGGGAAGAACGTCCAGTCGTAGGCCGTGGTCGAGGGCGAGTGCAGCGCCGGCGTCGTGCCGGTGGTGTTCGTGGTCGGCGGCGCGGCGCCCCCCGCGGGAGGTGCGGTCAGGACGAAGGGCGAGCCGATGGCTGTCGTCGTGCCCTGCTTGGTATAGGTCGAGCCGTTCACCGCCGTCATGTAGACGCTGTAGGCGGTGGCGTTGGCTGCGGCCACGGGGCTCGTGACGGTGATGGTCGATACCGAGCCGGTCGTCGTGATCGAAGCCGAGGAGGAGCCGGTGGTCTCGCCGTTGGCGTTCACATACGTCACGATGACGCCGTAGACGCCGGCCAGCACCGTGCCGCCCGAGGCGGCGGTGGCCAGCGCGGGCGCGGCCGGTGGCGCCAGTTGGTTGCCCTTGCCGTAGCAGGAGGCCAGCAGGTAGATGAGCGCGTTGAAGTCGCCCTCGCCGCTCACCTTGCCCATCGCCAGCTCGGTCAGGAGCTCGCTGGCTGAGGGATACTTGCGGCCGGTGGCGGTGTACTGCTTGGTGGTCGGCTTGTCGCCGAAGGTCCAGGTGAAGGCGCTGAGCAACTTACCTGCCGGCACGGATGTGCCCGGCGTGCTTTCCGCGCCGATCTGCACGACCTGGTTGACACTTGCGCGTACGTTCGGCATGGATGTACCTCCCTAACTGGCAGCGAACTCGAGGCGGTACAAGCCGCCGAGGTTGAGCCAGGCAGGGCCGAAGGCCGAGCCGGGCACGGTTTCAGCAAGGGCTAGCGGCTGCTCACGGTAGGCCGCAAGCACGGTCACGCCGCCGCTGGTAGCGTTCCTGAGCGGATTGTCGGCCGGCATGAGCAACGCGTCGAAGCGGTTGGCGATGGCCACGAGGTTGGTGTAGTGCGACTCCGGCCCCACCGCCAGGATGCGGTAGAGGTTGCGCGAGAGGCGACGCACGGCGGTCGCGGTGAGCGTGTCCACGCCGCTCTGGTGGCCCAGCACGACCCAGTCGGGCGCGGTCGCCGCCGGGGCGTAGTCGCTGAACACGCCCGACACCAGCGCCGCGAGCGTCCCGTCGCCTGAGAGCAGGCTATAGAGAAACGTGAAGCCGCTGGCCGCTTCGTTTGCCATTAGAGTGCCACCTAAATCGCCAACCCGAGGCCCACCAGGGTCTCCTCCAACTTGTCCAGCGCCGCCTGCAGCGAGGGCCGCACGGCATCGGCCGCCGGGATGAGATACGGTTGTGCCGCCGCGTTGATGGTGCCGAACTCCACGAAGATGCCGTAGTTGGCGCCCACCGCCACGTAGGCGGTGAGGTCATCCTCGGCCCGCGGCAGCTCGGGCAACAGACTCGCCCCCGGCGGCGCGGCCGCCACGCCCTCGGCATAGGTGCTGCGACTGTGGAGCTCCACGTAGATGCTGCTCTTGAGGAAGCCGGTGGCCACAGGCGCATTCGAGGCTGCCCGCGCCTGAATGTCAAACGCCGCCTTGTGAATGGCCTTGCTCGTTGCCGCGCGGATCGCCGCGCGGGTTTCGAGCAGTTTGTTGAACCCCATCAGACCAGCCATCGACACGCCCCTCTACTGAATCTCCGTGGCGAGGAGCACCCACGCCGTCTCGTAGGAATGCGGGCGCAGCAGCACCTGCACTTTCAAGGTGAGCCCGCCGACCAGCACCTGATCGGCCTCCTGCACGTTGGTGAACTGCGGCACGCGCACCTGCCAGGCCGAGAGCGCGCCGATGAGATAGTCATAGTTCTGCAGCTGCCCCGCGGTGGGCTGCGTCAGGTTGCCCTGGACCACCGCCACGGTGGCGTAGGTCTCGCTGAAGTGGCCCGCGCCGTCACTGGTGCGGGTGGCGCGCTGCACCGTGATGGGCAGATCGAGCGCACTGCCCACCGTGGCCTGCATCGCGGCCAACTCAGCGGCCGAAATCATTGCTCTCTCCGATCAGATGCACGGGCTGAATCGCGGTGCTGGCCTGCATGTCGCCGCGCACCAGGCTCACCGTCACCGGCTTGGCCTGCATGCGGTAGGCGCGGGCCAGCTCCAGCTTGCCGCGCAGGCGCTGGCTGCGATGGAACCGCTGGCCGTCGCTCTCGAAGTCGAAGGCGTCGGTCAACTGCGCCGCCCACATCTCCAGCAGCTCGGCGGCGGCGAGGTAGGGGTCATAGACGAAGCCACTGATGAAGACCGGCGGCAACTGCGCCGGGATGCTGGTGGAGATGGTCGGCAGCGTGACATCGAACGTCCAGCGCCCGGTCAGCTCGTCGCTGGTGAGCGGCGTCAGGAGCTGCCAGGAGATGCCGCCGGGCAGGTTGCCCTGCAGGAACTCGTTGCTTTCCCAGTCACCGTAACGGCTCACGTAGGTGGCCCAGTTGAACTGCGCCGGCGCGGGGCCGCTGGCCGGCGGCACGATGTCGGGCGCGGGCGTCAGCAGCTCGTAGCGCACCAGCTGGCGCGAGCGGTCGAGCCAGTCCTGCACCTGCTGGTCACTGAAGACCGTCGCCCCCGACGTGTTGCTGGTCGGCGGGTTGGCCCCCGTGTTGGTCGGCGGCGCGGTCAGCACGAGGCTCACGCCAATGGTGGTGGGCGAGCCCGGTGCCTCTTGGCGCGTCAGCACGCTGCCATTGGCCTGGGAGACGTAGGCGTAGTAGCCCGTGGCCGCCCCACTGGGTGCGGGCGAAGGGATGGTGATGGTGGACGTGGAGCCGGTGGTGGTGACGGTACCCGCGGCACTGCCCAGCGTCTCGCCCGTCACGTTGACGTAGGTGACGAGCACCTGATACGTGCCAGCGAGCACCGTGCCGCCCGAGGCCGCCGTCGTGGGGACCGGCGGCAGGGGCGGCGTGAGCTGGCCGGCCGTGCCGGGCACGGTGTCGCCGGCCAGGAGGCGCACGCGGGCGAGGAGCGCCGACATGGAGGATCGAACCGCCATCTAGCGCCTGCCTCTCGTGTGCGCGGCCAGGGCCGGGCGGGTAGCGGCGTGTGGTCGTGGCGCGGGTGGTGAGGCCGAAGGAGCAAGCTCCTCAGCCACCTGAACGGCTGATGCCACGACCACCGCCGCATCCACCACGGGAACTTCCACCACGGCAGCTTCCATCGCTGGCGGTGCTGGCCGGGGGTCGGGCACTTCGGCCCACCCGTCGCCCAGGCACCGCTGGATAGTCTCAGGCATGTGCGACGGCACCAGGACCGTCTGCGTGCCCTTCTGCAGCCACATGGGACAGCCTCTAGCCGACGTTCTTCGGCAGGACAAACGCGGTGATCGTGCCCGTGAACGCCGCCTGGAAGTCGATGTTGATGCTGTCGTCGCTCTGCGCGTGCCGGCTCATCTCCAGCGGCCCCACCCACAGGGTCTTGCCGGCCGGGATGTTGACGAGCAGATCGCCCAGGAACTGCCGCATGGCCGGCGGGTAGGCGCCAGCGCGCACGATCAGGTTCAGGGCGTTGGCCGCCGAGTTGTTGACGCGCAGCAGAACGCCCCGCTCGGCGTCGTAGCTGGGCGGGATGGTGGTGGTCGTCATGGCGATGTTCATGCCGTTGGCCTGGTCGGCCGCCGTGCCGGCCGGATCCCACAGCAGCGGGTTGAGGCCCGAGCTGGTCGGCGGCGCGGTGATGACCAGGTTCGTGCCGATGGCCGTCGGGCTGCCCGCCACCTGCTGGCGGGTGAGCGTCGAGCCGCCGACCTGTGACACATAGGCGTACCAGCCGGTGTACGCGCTGAAGTTGGGCGCCTGCGGCCCCAGCGGCGCGCCGGTCGGCGAGTTGACGGTGAGCGTGGAGGTCGCGCCGGTCGTCACCTGCGCGGCGACGGGGCCGCAGATGGTCTCGCCGTTGGGCGTGACGAAGCTGACGGCGACCAGATAGGTGCCGGCGGCCACCGTGCCGCCGGTCGTGGCCGTGGCGGTGCTGGCGATCAGCGGGGCGGCCACCAGGCCGACGGGGCCGCTGTTCTCAGGCACCAGCGGCGAGCCCAGGCCAGAGACGGGGAGATTGGTGCGTGCCATGTGCTTGTTCCCTCACGAGCGGCTAGCCGGAACACCCAGGCCCGCCGCGACTTGGCGGTCAGACTCGTCGTCTGACGAGCGGTCAGACTACGGGTGCGTCAGGTACGCCGCGGCCAGCGCCTGCGGCCGGGTGGTCTTGGCGCCATACAGGTGCAGGCCCTTGATGGCATCGGCGAACCTGTATGGCGGGCGGTACTTCTCGACCTTGACCAGATTCTCGGCGAACGCGATGCCGATCGAGTGGCCGGCGATCATCACGTCCGTGGCGCCGGTGGTGCCGTAGCCCGAGCCGGAGCCGTTGGCCAGGTGCGGCGCGTTGTTCGACTCGTACACGTCCATGCCGGCGATGCGGCCGAGGTACGAGTCCATGCCGAGCCCGCCCTGGCTGGCGTCGAGGCGCCGGGTCAGGAGCGTCTGGCGCGCGTCGGGGGTGTTGAACGAGCTGAACCGGATGTCCTGAATGAGCAGCGTGGTCATCCACGGCTCCAGCACCGCGAACCTGCCGTTCTTCGGTACGAGGCTCTGCGTCAGGTACTGATTCATGATGATCAGGTAGTCGTAGATGCCCTGGCCGCCGCCGACGTTCGCCTGGGTCTGGAATTGCGGGGTGACGGGGCTGGTGGAGGAACCCACCAGGTTCTGCGTGGCCGCGTCGGTGTAGAACCCGGCGCAGTACTGGTCGATGGCGTCGGCCACGTCGTAGGCCGCGCGCTCGGCCGCCACGTCCAGCAAATCCTTCGCCACGCTCTGCCGCGCGTCCACATCATCCAGGGCAAAATTGAAATACTTCGCCTGGTTGATGGTGAGCGCGAGTTGCGCATCGGTCAGCGCCTGCGGGGCGGCGATGTCCTGATCCTTGGAGTAGTTCGAGACCGTGATCTCACCGATGCCGGTGATGCGGACGGTGTCACCCATGTTCTGGATGTCGCCGTTGTAGTCACGGTTGAAGAGGCTCGCATAGACATGGAACTTCTCCAAGGCGATCAGCACCTTGGGGCTCCAGATCTGCGGGATGAAATCGTTGACCGCCATGTGATCTGCCTCCAGACGCGCCCAGCATCTGGAGGCGCGTCACTACCTGCTGTACTCTCGGCTCGCCCAGTCCCGCACGGCATCAGGGTTGGCCGTGCGCCAGGCGTCGATCTCCTCCATGCGGCGCATCTTTTCCCGCATGGGCATGTTGCGGATCATCTCCTCCGTCAGCCCACCGCTCCCCGCCTGCCGGCCGGGATTGGTCGCCCCACCGCTCGAGGTGGGTGGTCGCTGGCCCTGCTGCGCCCCCAGCACTGGGTGATCTTTCAGCACCTGCTTCAAGAGGGCGTCCAGGTTCTCGGGCTGGCCGTTGTCGCCATACTTGATGGCAGCGGCGTGCTCGGCCTGAACGAGTGCGAGAGCGGCGGCGGGGTCCGCGATCCCCAGTGACGGCGCGAGGCGCAGGCCCGCGATCTCGAGCCCCTGGCGCTGCAGGCGCAGTTCGTAGTCGAGTGCCTTGGTCTGCAGCTACGTGAGGTC